TGTTAATATATTCATTTTCAATAATGAACCGCTTGAAAATATATCTGATATCATAATGTTAAAGTATAAAAAAAAGATAGGTATTGATGCGTTAAATTTGTATAAAAAAATATTTTGGGATACTGATAATTTAACCGCAAAAGATGCATTAAAGTATTGTATTCCTTTTCATGACAATACTTTAATTATACGTAAATTTAATAATAATACTGAAATTGAATGTCCATCTAATGATGGAAGTGATGTTACAGTTAATTTTCATAATACTAATTATATAAAATGGAAATTAGGAATTCCTATTACAACTCCTAATACTGATGATTTTCTTAAACAGGTTCAAACTGATAGTATATACAAATTTTATGAAGTAATGAATTCTACTCAAAGTATTGAAGAGATTAAAGAAGAGGGTCAGAACGATAAGTTTGGAGTATTCGATAGTACAAAAACTACAAAACGTAATGTAGAAGAAGTGCGTGTTAAATTAGCAAAACAATGGTTAGATATTTTCATTAAAGTTAAAGAACATACCGGGCCTTCTGATCAAGACGCTACAACTAAATTTTTTAATCAAATGAAACAGATACAATTAGAATTTGATGATTGCAAAGAAAGTATTACTAAAATGGATGATATTCCAAATTTATTTGATAATATTAAAGGTGATATTTAATTTAATGTTTATAACTCCTATTCAATTTGCATCAAATATATTTCAACTTAATGGAATACCTTTGCAAATGCCAAAGAATTCCATGAAACATTTAATTCCTATTTATAACAAACCATCATCTGCTATAGTTCTTAAATTTGGCAGGCAAACACATAAATCAACTATATTAGGTTTTAAAACAGCTATACCTGCTATTAAGTATCCATATTATCATGTATTGTATGCAGCCCCAACCGGTAAACAAATATCAGTATTTTCAACTGATAAATTGGATACTGCTTTAAAAGATTCTCCTATAATTAAAAATCATTATTTTGATACTAAAACTAAAGATCAAATATCTTATAAAGAATTAGTAAATGGAAGTAAAATTTATTTACGATCTATGTTTCATACTGCAGATTCAATAAGAGGAATTTCTGCTGACGTTATTGAAATAGATGAAGTTCAAGATATTATAAGCGATCAAATATCAGTTGTTGAACAATCAATGAGTCATAGTCTTGCTAAATGGGAAAGAATGAAAGATACTATACCCAATCTTCCAATGCATTTATTCAATTGTAAATTATATGCAGGAACTCCAAAAACTGTTGAAAATACTCTTGAAAGATATTGTTGGGCTAATTCTACTCAAAATGAATGGATTATTAAATGTGAAAATACTGGATGTAAAAAGTATAATTATATTAATGAAAACAATATTGGTGATACGTGTCTTATATGTAATAAATGTGGCAAGCCTATTTATTACGAAAATGGTCAATGGGTATCAATGGGAAGCGGATTCATAGATGGGTATAGACTTCCTCAAATAGTTTTAAATTGGATTAATAATGAAAAAAATCCTAAAGTATGGCAAATTAACGTAATACAAACTAAAACCCAGTATAGTATTGAAAAGTATTATAATGAGGTTCTTGCATTATCATATGCAGCCGCCAGGCATCCTATTACTTCTGCCGATATTAAAAGATGTTGTGAAAATGTTGATATGATAGAAGAAGGTATAGGAAATACCGATAAAAGATTAAAAGGAAAAAAAACATATGCCGGTATAGATTGGGGAAAAGGAGATACCGCATCGGGTACATCGTATTCTATATTAACAATTGGAATGTATGATATTAATAAATTTATTGTTATATTTAAAAAAAAATATACAGGAAAATTATCTGAAGCTACAATTCAAATTAAAGATATGTTAAAAATTATTAAAAAATTTGATTGCTCTCTTACCATTGCAGATAGTGGAGATGGAAGAACTTCTAACGCCATAATGGTAGCTGCTCTTGGTCCTGTTAAATTTGCTGAAATATATGAGCATGGAACATTAATAAAAAAAATAAAATGGGATCATAATAAAGGGCATTATATTATTAATAGAACACGAGTAATGACTGATATTATCATGGAAATAAAAAGAACTGAAGTGTCTTTTTTTAGATATGAACAGTTTAAGGAATTTGAACCGGATTTTACCGGTATAATTTCTGAATATAGTGAACAAACAAGAATGACAAAATATGATCATATAGTTCCTGATGATGCGTTTCATTCATTTATGTTTAGTAATATAGCATGTAAAGTTATTCGTGGAGAATATGCTAAATATTTAATTGGTGGAGATGGTGAAGAATCAGATTCAAATACGGCTATAACGGTTCAATAATATGTCAAAATATTATAAAAAATTTAAATATTAAGATGAGGTTAATTTATGGAAATTGTAGCTTCTTTTAAAACTAATGTTCAAAGAAAAGCTTTTTATGCACAAGCAACTCCTAAAGAACTTGCCGCTAAAAAACGAAAAGAGATTATTAAAAAAGCTGAATTAGAAAAAATTGCTCCTTTTAAATCAGATGCTCAAAGAAGATGGATGTTTGCTGCAGAGGACCGTGGAGAAGTTCCTAAAGGAACTGCAGATAGATGGGCTAAGCATACAAAGAATATTAAAAAACTTCCAGAACGTATTAAAAAAGCTAATATGGATTATGTAAAAAATTTTTATAAAATAGCTAAAAAACTTTTAAATTCAAAAGAAAATCCACTAATTAAACCTGAAGAAAAAATTAAATTAGAAATAGATTTAGCAAAACAGAAAAAGTTTAAAGGATTGAGTCCTTCCGAAAAAAGAACTCAGGATATTAAATCAAAGAACAATTCTTTTAGTAGAAACGCACAATCTTTTAAACATTAAGTTTGATATGTTGGTGTGTTTCCATGGAATGGAACAAATAATCCATGTTCATTTTTATATATGGTTGGATTAATTTCAAGATTTTGATTTACACTTACTATATTTTCTCCTTCATGATTAATCGCGGCGTCGTTAAATATTTCTTTAATAGTTTGTTCAAATAATTCATCATATTGATCGTCTGTTTTTTGATATTCACCAAGACTTGCTTTTGTAAACTCATTAATTAAGTTACGTTTAATCTGTATCATTGCATCTAATTCTATTCTATTTTTTTCCTTTTTAGATAATACATATTCAAAAAGTTTTGCTACATAATTTTTAAAAATATCAATAAGCAATTCATGTCTATTTATTTTAGATGAGTCTGAATTAAAAATGGCGTCTTCAAGATCTTTCTGAAAATTATATTCTTGACTTGACATTGAATCTCTCCTTGTTTAACTTATTTAAATAAAATTAAATACTTGCTTATTAAATATAGTATATTATAATATATATAAATACAATAGTAGATATTAAATTTTTTGGATATCTATGGAAAAATTTTTAAATAATCAGCAAATACTAATTTCATTTACTAATGAATTTTCAAAAGAGGCTTTTATTGGCCAGGTTGGAAGTGCTTTATCAAGACTGGGAGTTAAATACTTACCAAAGGTTATTAAATATTCAAAAAAAATATTTAAAAGTTTAAAATCTAAAGTTAATGATGCTAGACCTAATTTGATAAAACCTATTGGTAGTGCTTCCCCTGAACAGGTTGCGTCTTCAGCTACTAAATTACATGCCGCTACTCCTTCTATTTCAACAACTAACATTACTTCATTAACTTCTAATAAAATTCATGTAGCTACTCCTAAAATGAATAAAATAACTATGGGATCAAATTCAAAACAATCAAAAGAAATTAATTTTAAACCTTTAGAACTTGAAGATACAAGTGTATTAAAAAAACCAAAACGTATTGAATATAACAGACCTGTTAAAGGACAAAATATTTCTACTGATGTTTTAGCTGAAGAAGGAGTCAAGCCATTAACTAGAGGTGAGAAATTTAAATTACACCATCCTTATGTTCATGCTTTTTTAAATGATGCTAAAACATTACCATTATCAGTTGGTGGGACAGCCTTGGCAACTACTATATATGCAGGATCTCAAATGCCAAGGCCATTACGGACATCAGCAGAACCTTATGGATATTAACATGTCATTAATAGATCATATAAAAAACATTGCTCATGATATTTCAGAAAATTATATAATATATAAAAAAGATTTAAATGAATCTATATTAGAAGTATATTATAATGGAGGGATAGATAATTTTGATATATTAAAAAGAATATGTGAGTTGGTTAATCAAAATGTTTATCTTGCTATATATAATGATTCTTCTGCTGATAAAACAAATATTCAATTTCCACTTGCGGATTTCGAATATTTAAAAAATGAAATTCAACAAAGTGAGAAAAATATGAATGATTATGAAATGCCACCTGAAGATTTTCATAATAATGTAATGACCATTATTAATGATGATGATATTTCTTTAGAATCAATTCCTGAAAGTAAATATTCTTATCTTAATGATTTTACAAAATTAAGTCAGTATAATAATTCTATTGATAAATTTGTAAATACATTGCAATGTATTAAAACTCAGGAAATTCGTAACTCTAAAGAAGAATTATTAAAAATAGCTAAACAAACAAAATCAATGGTTTTTAATAAAGAATCCATTGGGGATATAGCTAAAATATCATCTCGATATCTTAAATCTGAAGGTTTTGATATTGATAAGATAGCTGCTGTATATAATTTAATACATAAAGATCTTATTAAAGATGGTTTTAATGTTTCTACTGAATTTACAAAAGTATCATCATTGACTATTAATAAAAATTCAGAAATTTTAAAACCTGTAAAAGAGTTTATGTTGTGTATTGAAAAGGCTGCGGCATGTCAGGAAATGATTGATAATATATTTAAATTAAATCAATCTATTAAAAAGGTAATTAATGAAGAAATAGTAAAGAAATAATTATGGTTGATCCAATTACAAAAATTTTAAAAGATAAAGAAGTGTCTCGTATTGTCAAAAAGATTGATGATAAAGCCATTGATTATTTGGCAAATAAAACATATGAAATTTCAAAAAAAAGTATTGAAGAATCTAAAAATAAAGAGCCTAATAAATTATTAAGTAATAAATATTTAATGAGTTCTCTTGGCGCCACTTCTCATTTGGTTGGTGGAACGCTGGCCAGATTAATTAAAATAAAATCAGAACCTTTATTTAATAAAAAATATTTAATACCATTGACAGCTGCAGGCGCAGTTGTTGGATATTTTTTACCAGATACATTTAAAAAACTACAAGAAATTAATAATGATAAGAATGCTGTTAAATTATTAAAAGATAGATATAAAGGTCTTAATAAAGTTTATTCCACTACGAATAAATTATTAATTCCAATAGGTCAAATTTCTCAATTAGCAAAAACATCATCATGGTATGGATCTGCATTAAAAGGGGCTGGAAGCTTATTAAATAAAGGAATTAGAAAGGCATGGTCAGTAACTCCTATAAGAAGGACTGCTCAGGTTGGTATAGGTGGCGGGGCTTTATATGGCGGTTATAAGGGATTTAAATATCTAAAAAATAGAAATTTATCTGGTAATAATTATACTACAATGTTAAGAAACAACATTCTTTCTGGAAATATAGATCAGGAGCAATTATCACAACCAGATCTTATTGATGTAAGAAGGATAGGAATGAAATAAAATGAATAATATATTAAATTCTTTTTTTAGTTCTATGGAAAAAAGGGCTGCAGGAATAGGATCAATTCTTATGAATTCAATTATGCCAATAATGGCTGTTGATGAAATGAAAGCAAAAATAAAACAAGAAAAGCAAGACATTCCATATAAAAGTGTTAATAAATTAACAGATCAGGAACGTAAATTACAACCATCAACTGCGTAT